AGATTTAGCAGGATCTGTTGCAGGAAGTTTGTAAGGGACTTTTTTACCGTCAATTACGGTACTATTATCTGTAGCTTTGTCCATTACTTTTTCCCCTTCCTTTTTTTGATTAATGGGCTCGTACCCTTTATTTGCACGCCACATTTAATTTGTCCACCACTCTTTAAATCTATAGTTTCAATAAAATCTATAGTTTTTTTAAAATTTTTCAGCACGTCAGAGGGAGTATTCGGTTTGCCTTTATAAATTTCAAAACCCTTATTACGTCGTTCTTCCATAAGTCTCATAGTATCTTCAATATCTTTTAAATTTTTTTCTTCGTCTTTTGCAAATTTATCATCTAATTTCTTTTGACTTTTCTTTTCTCTTTTTGCCTGGTCTTTTGCTAATTGTTGTACTGCCATTACTTCCTCTTTTTCAATAGTGGGCTTGTGCCTTTCATTTGCATTCCCATCTTAGCTTTTTTAAGGACACCACGACCTATGAGAATGTCCTTTTTAGTAACTTTGCCATCGCCGTCCATGTCTGGGAAACTTTTCTTTTTCTTCTTTTTTGCCTGGCCACCTTTTTTCTTTTTATCAGCTAGATCAAGCTTACGAATAGCGTTGTCAAAAGCTTTTTGTGAAAGAGTTTTGTTATCCAATGATTTTTTTAAGATAGACTCAATCATTGGTCTGAGTGTAGGTCCTAATTTTTTTGGTTCTGCCATAATGAAAAATTACACTATTTTGTTTTTAATGCAAGAAGGCTTCTTTCGATCTTGGATCCATATTAATCTTTGCCCATTGAAATAAAGTCTCTGCTTCTTCTTCATTTAGGTACAACATATAAATTTGTCGTACAACAGAAAGATAACCACTCGCCACAATCAATGGATCGTACTGTTCTGTTATGTATGAAAGACTATTTGCTGTTTGATCACGGATAACAACTTGAAGATCCTCTAATTGTTCAGGAGTTATGTTCGCAAGACTGTATTTAAGTCCTTTTGGTACGAGGTTTTCCTGCTTTTGAGAGGGCGATTGCGATTTTTTGTTTTTCTGCTCTTTTTTTGCCATGTTTTTTTGCCGTTTTCTTCAAAATTTTAGGTGGATTCTTCTTTACTTCTTTAAATGCCTCATCAACGGACATTTTACCCCCCTTTGCCCTCGTTTGAACCACGTTTTTCATGAGTGAATTTAGGTAATTAGTAGGTGTTAGCCTTTTTTTACGACTTTGTTGCTTTACAAGTTGTTGTAATTGTTGAATTTGTTGTCTTGTTAAACTTCCATTAGCCATTAATTACCTGCTCTCTTCAATTGATCTCTTCTGATAGCCATTTCCTGTCTATATTCTGTCAAATCTTCCTGAGTTTGCAACTTTTTCTCTGCTAAATCTCTGTCTTGGTCTAATTTTTGTTGATCCATTTGAAATTGCATCATTGATTCTTGAGCTTTACGTTGAATTTCCGCACCGCGAAGCTCTAACTCTTTGTTTTTAAGCTCAACTATTGGATCTTGACCTTGTTGCATCAAACCTTGTTGCTCTTCTTGCACCATTTTGTTAGTCACCACAGCAATAATCTGTGAAATTTGATTTTCCGCTTCTTCTTGAATTTGTTGCATGATTTGCGGAGGAACTTGTCCACCCATTTGTTGTGCAATCTGCATCAACTGTTGTTGTACTACAGCTTGTATTTGTGCTCTTGCAGCTAAAGAGACGTGTTCAGAAACATGTCCTTGTAAAATTGCAAGTATTGCAACCTGTGACTTAACTAACTGTGAAGACATAAAAGATCTGTGAGCCTCAATATGTGCATCATGGTTCTGTTGAATGAAAGCTTGTAACTGTGCACCTTTTAACGCTTGTGAATTTTCTATACCTGGATCCGTAGGCATTGGCTGCTGAGGAGGAGGTAATAAATTTTCAATATTTTGAATACCTAAAGCCTCATACATTCTTCTGTATGCTTCATATAGATTATGCATTTGTGGATTGGTTTGTGCCAACTGTAGTTGCATCTGAGCCATTGTAACCCTTTGAGAAATAGAAAATACATTGGGATCAGATTGAGGTAGCACATCCACTCGTCGATCAAAATCTTGAGCTTTAATAAAAGAATTGCCACCTGCAACATTATAAGGATAGTTCGGTGGTAAATATGTAGAGAATACTTTTGCTAATAATTTAAATTCTATTTTTTGTGCATAATGTAATCTTTTGTGAATTGCTGACATAACCTTAGTGCCTCTTTCAAGTAAGGCCATGGTTGTGCCAACAGGCATTTCAGAACTTCCTCCCTCTGCCAATTTCATATCAGCTATAGAAGCAAATCGTCTGCCCGCATCCACACAAAATCCTAATAGACTAAATAATGTAGCGGACGGCTCCTTGTATGGTAAAGGTAATAGTGAGTCTCTTAATACCCCGTTAGGTGCATCAACATCTCTGAACTCTCCTGGTTGTAATGGTTGATCGTCGTCTCTGATTCTAAAACCACGAGACTTGAACCCAGCTGGTAAATTTGACAATGTTCCTGCATCAAGCAACTGACGAAGAGCAGCAGTTGCAGTTCTACTAAGACCACCCAACATATGAATGAGACCAAAGCCATAAAAACCAAGACCAGGTAAAAATTTGTAATGAACAAAATATTGAATCTTTTTTCTAATAGGGTCTTGTTTACTAAAGTTTCTATAAATAGATAAAATTTTTCCTGAACCCTCATCAATAGTGACGATATAAGGTACTTTAATTCCTGACTCTTCTTCAAAACCTTTTAAGTCTAACAAGACATGCATTTCTAATAAAGTATAATCTTCATAAGTATCTTCTTTTTTTGCACCCTCCAATTGATCATACTTTTCTTGAATATCGTCATCTACGTCATATGGACTAATTTTTACATCACGATAAAAACCAGATATCTGTTGTTTTTTAATTTCGTTTTCTGTCATCTTTACAACGTGTGTTACACGCTCTGCAGATTCCAAGTCTGATGTCATATAAGGAACCACTAAGTCCTCTGCTGCAATAAATTTAGATACAGCTCTTCCTATGCCACCGTCATAATAAATTTTCTTGAATGCACTTCCGGCTAATGGTAAGTGAAATAACAATTGATCCATCTCAGGGTCATACTCTTCCATTACATCAGTGATGTAATAGTTCATAAATTCTTTTACACGCTCTGATTGAGATTCAATCTCTGGAGTTGATGTTCCAATTATTTGTGTTCGAACAGGACCACCTGCTGGTAATAATTCTTTATAAGACTGTGCCTGGAACTGAACAACAGATTCTGAAAGTAGCGGATGATAAACACCACTGGCACCATCAAAGGGTCTTGTTCTTTCTTCGTACTTAAACCCTAAAAGATCTAAACCTTTTGTGTAACCTTGTTCCCATTCTTCTCTTGAACTTTTATCAGAGGTATAACCAGATTGTAATTCACTAGATAACTCATCTAGATCTTCATCTTCTAAAAACTCTGCTAAGTTAGCTCCAAAAGGAACTCCATCTTGTTGCTCCTCTTCAGGATTAATGACAACAGAACCATCATCTTCTTCTAAAAATTTTCCTTCAGGCTGATCGCCGTCTAGTGTAATTTCCTGTCCAACTTTTTCTATTTGAATAATCTCGGCAGGGTTGATCGCTTTGTCTATGTTATTATCTACCATTTATAACCTCATCTAACGAAAGTAAACTAGGACTTTCTATTTGTCCACCTCTTTTACGAGTGACATAATTCTGAAGAAGACCTTCATCTAATTCAACTCTAGGCTTATCATAGTTCTTTTCTTTTAGATACTCTATTGTTGGTGTTAGATCTATGAAACCCCAACCTTGAGGATTGTTTGGAATGTACGCATCAGGATAGTTTCGATCTGTAGCAAAAGTAGAAGCATCGAGAGTATTATAGAATTGACCCTCTTCAGTTTTTGCACCTTGTTCATAAAGCTTCGGTGGAACAAAGTCATCTCCATATATTTGTTGTCCAAGTTTTGTAAGCTTACCAACCACGTTGTTGGCTGCTTTATACATTGTATTGTTTTTAGGATTGTCAATCGATCCGTAAAAAGCAAACATACCTTTTGCCCTATCAGAATTACCTAAGGCATTAAGAGTGGTTTGTTCGTTTGTAAACTCATCTCCTCTTGGCACTCGATCTCCTCCTAATTGAATTTGCGCTGCGTGTTCACCAGGAACCCAAGTGACCTTGTCCACACCTGTTCTAATTGAGTCAAGAACATATTGATAAATAGCTTCTTCCGCATAACCTAAAGGACCAGTAGATACATAAGGTATCGTTTTAGATATTTTGCCCGGTATATTTTCAGTTTCTATTCTTTTAAATCGATATTGATTTTCAACATACTTGTTTAGCTTTTTCATGTATTTAAAAATTTCATCAGCTCTGGTATTGTTTGCTAAATAATTTTCTCTGTTCGCTTCAGGAATATTATCAAGCATTGTTGCTTGTTGCTGTCCATACAATCTTTCTATTAACTGTTTAATTTCCTCAGAGGAAGCTGATAAGAAAACATCTCCATCTTTCATGATACCGGTAAGGTCTATTGTTTTTGCAATCTCATCAGGAGTTAACTTGTAAAGCTGTTGTAATCTTGGAATATTATTTGCTGTAAAGTCATTTATCTCGGCTGCAAGATTTTGTGACTGAATCGTCAACGCCGGATCGTAATATTTATTTTGTTTTCGAATGGGTCCTTCTTGATCAGACTGAACCTCAACTAAAACATTATAGTCAACTCCGTTAGGATCAGTGAGTGTTCCTGTTCGATAGTGAAAGGCATCCATCTGCTGGCCACCTGACCATGAATTATTAAAGTGAGTGCTTTCTTTTGTGTTCTCTCCTAAAATACTATCGGTTCGTGGAACAATGGTAATCGCTTGAACGTCATAATTTTTAAGATTGTTTGGTCCTGTTGATCTATAGGAAGGTGCATTAGACCCGCTCATGAAATCTAAAAGACCTTCATTTGTTTCTGGTATATCTAGAGTTTCGTTAATCTTTTGAGATAAAATTCCAAAAGCTCTGTTAAAACTATTAAAACGCATTATGTCTGAATTAACGTTTATGTCCTCAACTCCTTTTTCTAAATTTTTTGCATGTTGAATAGCTGCCTCTTCATAGGGCACTCCAAAAACTTTTATAGCTGCTTGCTTTCTAAAACGAGCAGCCATATCTTGATAGTTTTGATTAGCCGCCGCTATGAGCTCGAGATATTTTTCATCTGACATATCTCTTCCTTCAAAGGATTGATTAGTCATTTCAATTAATGATTGAACATCCTGTGCCATTTCAAACAAAGTGTTCTCTCTTAAAAATCTGTTATCATACAAGTTAGAAAACTGATCATTTAATTCTTTTAGTCTTTTGATATACAAATCTTTGTTACTGAGTCTTTGAGTATCATCACGAGCATATCGAACTTTCTTAGTAAAAGGATCTAATTCCTCACCACTAATATCTCTTAAAAGAGTTCCTTTAGTAACTTTTAATCCACCACCTCTTTCTTTGTCTGCCCGCATCGCATCTAGTAAAGCAAACTCCAAACCAGATTCTTTCAGTTCTGCCATGCTAAAGAAATCAGCAAAAGGTGTATTAGGAAAATTTTGTTTTATCTGACGAAAATCGTTATAGACCTCTGCCGGTGATTTAGAGTAATCGTCAGGGAGCAAATTAATAAAAGCTTTGATAGGAGAAACTCGGTTTCTGTTTTTATCAATCTCATATCCTCCTGCATCATAGTTAACTCTACCTGCTTCAAAAAAATCTTTAAGATCATAGATTGTGCCAAAAAACTCAAACTGATTGTCACTTCTCTTTTCTTCTGGTTGAAATGATTTTAAAAAATTGCTGGCTGTTTCTGCAATCTGAGGACCATAGTTCTTAACTGCTTGCTTAATAACATAGTCTCTGACTGCACCGACAGGAGTTTTACCTAGAATATTGCCAACTAATTTTTTATCTTTGGCTATCTGTTCTTTATTTTTTTCACGAAATGCTTTGATGCCTTTTTCATCTGAGCTAAAAAAGTCACGAACCAGGTCGGCTAGTCCTCTTGCCTCTTCATCAGTGGTTCCTTCTAATCGGGACTCCGCTATATCTTGAGCTGTCTTAGCTGCATCCTCAATGTCTTTTCCCACCTGCTCTTGTTCCGTGGTTCGTTCTTCAGGCCTCGTGTTTAAGAAGCTAGCGATATCTCTAAACCTGTCAAAAATCGACATTAATAATATTCCCTTTTGTGTTGTGGTACTGGCTCGTCTTCAAAATCATCTTGAAGCTCGATCCAGTGACCTTGTCTAAATCGCATCAACGCCTGAGTCGTGGAATCCACTAAGTCGTCATACTCTCCGTAAGGAAAGGCAGCGCATTCTTCAATAAGTTCCTCGGCCCACGTTTCACCTTCCGGGTACCAAACAACACCTGATTGAAATAGTGGTGCTACGGCGTTAACTCTACTCAACTTATCATTGCCTTTTGAAGGTGTAAAGTTGATAACCGGAATACCTCTCATGCGAAGTTCTTGTGTTAAGGGCATACCACTTGCCTTTGCTTCGATGACCACGGACTCTGGTTCCCAATACTTGTAACTCTCATACGCAATCTCTTTCATCTCAGGAAAGTCCCACCG